CAGCCCTGCAAGGCGTTCAGCGTTACGTGATGCAAGGGCGCGCTTCTGCTCAAGCATGATCTCATCTTCGGTCTTTGCTGCCTGCTCACGCTCCTCATTGCGCTTCTTCTCCATATCAATAGTATTCAGCAATGTATTCAGGTATGCCTTGTCCGCTTCATTGACCAAATCGCTTGCGGCCAATACGCGCATCAATGCTTCCGCGCTGATGCCAAGCACCTCGGCCCAGCGTCCTACGTATTGTGTTACGCTTTCACCGCTCATCATCGTCTGGTTGAGCATCATCTGCAATATTTCTAATGCATCAGTGCTGAGGTTAAGACTTGCGACCAATGCGTCAAACTCACTGAGTTCCAATCCAAAACTATCAGCCTCTTCAGTCAGCTCCTTGAGTTTCTCCGCTGTGATTCCCAGCGTCTCGGCAAGCTCCCCGAAGTCTCGGTTCGTTTTCTCCGTCTCGATCTCGTCCATCTTGTCTTTGAGCCAGCTGAATCCTGCTGAGGCGGCGGCAACTGCGGCGACAGCCCAGCCGATTGGGCCGCTCACACCAAGCATAGCAGCCTTGAGTGCAACCACACCCTTGGTCAAAGCCATGGTAACAGGAATGCCTGCAAGCAACACGCCAAAGAACACCTTCAGAGGCCCGGGCAAGTCTGCGACCTTGATGGTAATATCAGTTAGGATTCCAAGGAATGCACGCATTACAGGCGTAAACTCCTCGACAAATTCAATCTGCGCTGACTCAGCCGCGCTCTTAAGCCTGTCCAAGCTTCCTGCCAGCGTGTCGTTCTGGATCGCGTACATCTCGCTCGCCGTCGATGTTCCGGTTACCGCACGTTCGTATTCCTGCAAGCCAGCCTTGCCTTGGTTGAGCAATGCAAGCATCTGTGCACCGGCACGTGTTCCGAATGCGTTCATGACGTCACCAGCGGTCAAGCCAGCATCCGCGATATTGCCTATGACATCTGCAAAGCTATTCGCCGCAGGATTTATCTGATCGAATGTCAAGCCCATCTCCATGAGCTTACGCGTGGTCGGGTCTGCCTCACTTGCCACACTTGCCAAGATCGCACGCAAGGCAGTACCAGCCTGCTCTCCCTGGAAGCCGGCATCATACAATGCAGACAATGCGCCGACAGTCTCCTCAAGGCTCAATCCCATTGCTGATGCAACAGGGCCAACCTGGCGCATGCCTGCGGTAAGCTTGTCCATGTTCGCCATGCTGTTTGCTATCGATGCGGCAAACACGTTTGATATCCTGGTTGATTCCTCAGCGGCAAGGTTGTACTGGTTAAGCGTTGCTACCGTTATCTGTGCCGCTTCGCTGAGACTCGATTGGGTAGCACCAGCGAGCATAAGTACACCGTTGAGCGACGCTATGCTTTCCTCTGCGCTCATACCGCCTGATGCAAGGTCATACAATGCGTCAGCGGACTGGCTGGCGGTGAACCTGGTTGTCTCGCCCGCTTCCTTGGCTGCCTCGCTCAGCTGTTGGAATACCTCGTCGGTTCCCATGACGACGGATTGAACGTTTGCAATGCTCTGTTCGTAATCGCCCGCTACCTTGATTGATTGCTTCATTGCCACGGTTATGGCAGCGAATGCGGCAACACCTGCAAGCTTTGTCGCGTTGAAGCTATCTGTGAATGCATCTTCTGTGCGCTTCGCATTCGTCTGGCTTGATGTACCGATCTGGTCGAGCAACCGCTCTACGCTCTTGACATCACCACTCAGCTTGTCGAGTCTTACCCTAACACTGCTATATATGGAACCAGCATCAATCGCCATCTGCTATTTCCCTTTTCTTGTTGTGGAAAATTGTCCACGCTCTCTGGTTTATGTCACTGCGCATGAAATCAGTGAAACGCCCATGCAGGTGATCTGCAGGGTTGTCATTCCCAAGCTTTGCCTCTACAGCTGCTCTGTAAAGTACTTCTTCTGATACGTCCTTGATATCTGATTTGTCGACACCAAGAGCATAGCATACTACCCCATTGAGAAAATCATCGGGCAACAAGAGATTAGCCCTGATCTGCAGGCGTGTAATTTCCTTGTCGAGTGCTTCTGCTTCCTTGCCACCGTCGAGTAATGCGAGCTCTTCGTGCAGATTGTGGAGTGCCTTGTTCATTTCCTCTATGTTGATCCCCTCTTTGATGGTATCAATGATCTCCTGATACGTAGGGCAATGGAGGGACTTCTTCGCGATATTATGCATTACCTCGCTGTAACCGACAATCTCATCGAGTGTCGGTTTCTTTTTTAAGCGCATCTTGTCCTGCATTGTCTCAATGAGTGATATATCAGTACCGCCACATGAGTATATTTGTGCTTGTGTGAGTTCTCGCAACTGCACCTGCACAGGATTGCCATAGAATGGCAACGTTAATATGGGGAATTGCGCGTCATGGAATTGTTGTAACATGGGTACTCCAATGGGGAGGGTTTCCCCTCCCCTAGAAAATTGGTTACACGTTCTCGATGTCAAGTGCGTTGAACGCCGCTACAGTAAGCTCCTCGCGCTTCCATGCAGGGTGCTCAACACCGTCTGAGTCGACCCATGTCTTGCCCTCAATGGTGTACGGATCATTTGACCAGCCACGTTCCCTGGTCTTCTCACCGCCCATGCCCTTGCACTGGTCACAGGTGATCTTGCGATACCCAACGAGGTCTCCCTCGTAATTCTGACCCTTGCGATATTTGGCATAGAAAGCCTCGATCATCACGACAGGACGCTTTGTCGAGAACACAGGAGAGCTGATGTTTCCATCGGCATCAATCGGGGTGCCCTCGAGCAATCCCAGCATTTCCCAATCCTCAGCAGTGTCCACAAGATTTGCCGTAAATCCCTTGTAGTAACCGTCGGTGATCACTTCGGTATCGAATCCCCAAGCATCAGTTGTGGTGATTCTTTCCCCTTCCTTGCGGACCGGAGACTGGCTGAAACTCTGCATCGTATCGGATACGAGCAGCTTCACCCCGAAGCCCTGGCCGATCATTGCCAGCTCAGCAGCTTCCCCGTACACCTGCAACACAGTTGCGGTTGCATGTGCGATCACAAGCCTGCCGCTGGTAACGTCCTTCTCTGCAGTGAGCGCGATTGTCCCTGCAGTGAATGCGGCAGTGAGCGCAGTCACCAACTCATCAACAGTTACAGCAGTCTCGTCAACAGCTGCATCGAGGTCGATATCAACATCAACAGCTGCAGCGTCGTCAATCTTGATGGTCATTGGTACAGCGGCAATCGAATCAACCCCACTGTAGTCAAACGGTCCAGCCCCACCAACGATATTATCAGCCGTTGGGATGGATAAGTCGTCATTAACTGCGCGCAAGCGCAAATAATGCAGTCCAAAAGCATACCGTGCATTCTTTTTCAGTGCCATAATAAAAACTCCTTCTAGAAGAAAATCGTTGGCGACAAATAGGTCCGTTCCATGGCTATCGTACCGTCGTCATTATCTACAATTGTACCAGACATTTGACCATCTGCATAGATGCGTTGCCAATTGCCAAGATAAGTCTCATCCTCGAAGTTATCAAGCAATGCCTGTGCCTCGGCCATGAAGGTCTTGAGGAATATATTCCCGCCTGCGGCAACGTGGATTATCACTCGATAGATCGTTCCCCTGTCCAGTGGATCTGATTCTTCCTTCACCACAATATAAGGAGCGGCCGGCATCGGCTTCGCCTTGCCATACGGCACCACGTTCTTGATTTTTCCTTCTTTCAACTTTGCTACTATCTTCGTTATCATGCGTACAATTTCTCCAATCGTGCCTTGAATTGTGGCATGTACTCGTTTATGATCGGCCTCAATGCTTCGTTCTGCCGATCGTTGGCTAATTCAAGATATACTCCGTATTGTATAGCGTGCGCTAGAAAAAACCCAAGTACCTGCCCTCCCTCTTCCTTGAACGCCTGGGAGAAAACGGTATCCTTTGCAATGTTCGTCTGGTTTATCCAGTAGGTACCCATCTCCTGATGGATACGGAAATGCCTGAGAACGACCCCCGCATAATAGACACACAGGGCATATACTGCCCGTTCCCTCTTCTCGTATTCGCTCCTAACGTTGCGCTTAACCTTTCCCGTATCTGTGGATGCCATCTGCGTACAACTCCGATGCTACTGCGCTCAGCAGGTCATAGGCTTCAACGAGCGTCAAGAGCTCCTTGTCGGCATACGGATTCATGATGTATGCCTCATCCACATCGGGCATTTGCTTGGCTTGCATCGGATCTGATGCGCTTCCTGGTATCTGCATAGCTATGCCTCCATGATCGCGGCTTCCTTGATGGGAGCCTGGTAGCCCACAATCTCAGAGCCGTAGCTCAACGGGTCAACAACGCCAACTTCCCAGCCTGTGCCCTGGTATGTGAAACGGTCACCCTCATGAATCAGCGTCTTATAGTCGGCAAGGATGAAACGTGCAAGATTTGTCCCAAGCCCGACTGGTTTCGGCTCAAGTTGCGGCACGCTTTTGCTCTCGTGAGATATGCGGACCTTTGCCGTGTACTTCATCGGGTCACCCATAGGAATCTCATCGCCAAATCCATCATCAACCATCGTCAAACGTATGAATCTGAGCCTGCTCGGGTTAGCATTGATCTGTGCCATGATCCCCTGTCTTGCTTGGCTTATCACAGTGTAAAACCTCCGCAGATATCAGGTTGCTTGCTCTGGCCCATACGCCCTGTGTCCTGTCCTGTATCAGATTTCTTCTGGGCCTTGCAGTCGTTGGAAAGCGCCTTGTAGAAGTTATAGAGCTCAACAAGCGTATTCCACTCGGTTGTTTCTGTTCCGGTCGTCAGGCGCTTGATCCGCATTTCCATTCCCAGATTCTTGGCTATCTCAAAATAGCACCTACACTCGGCATCATCACCGTAAGTGGTGATCATCGCATCAAGGGTTGCATCACTGAGATACAGGGAAAGACGCTCACTATCGCTGTTGTAATATTCATCCTCAGCAACGCGATAGCAGGTCAGCTCATCAGGAGAAGCAGGAACTGCACCCTCAATGATCTTTGGATATCCATGCGGGTCTTTTATCCTGATTCTCAGCTTGATAACTTCTTGTGTATTCATATGAACATTATGATTGACAAATACTGAATTGTCAACGATACTATAGGTACATACATCTGGATCTGCTCATAGACGTTTCCGTTCTCCTTTTCCCCATTGGGTTTTATTGTTCCCCAATGGGGTTTTTTATGCAGATTAGTTGTTGACAGATTAAACAATGAGTAATATGATTAATCATCAAGAACGAGAATAGCTTTGACAACTATAACAAGGAGGCATGATATGAGACGCCACATTTGGATTGGATAAACAAATAACATGAAACAAAAGACTGAATGAAGCCACTCTAAAAAAGAGTGGCTATTTTTGTTTCTGTAAGGTGGGGACTAAAACCATATTTTTTTTATGTATTTCCTTATGCTGTAAGAACAATATAGTGGGGACTAAAAATTGAAAAAAGGGTGGAATTTCTTCCACCCAAATCTTTTGCTTATCAGGCTTACGCTTCGGTCGGGAGTGTGATCTCGATGATGAAACCCTCGCCGGTTGTTCCAGCAGCAGGATAGGAGCTTCCCAGGAACTGCTTGTAATGCTCAGCCTGCACCCCGTACCATGCTTTCTCTTCAGTGGAAAGCTGGAGCACGCTTCCGCGTCCGGTTTCCATGGTAAGAGGTCGCTTGGTCGCTACCCAGAATGCTTCACGAGGAACAAACAAATAGGCTTTGCCCTGCTCGACACCAGGATAAGACAATTTCTTCTTTCCCCATGTCTTGCCATCGAGAATGCCGTGGTCGTATTCGATGATGGTGTCGATTGGTAAGCTCTGCATGTTCAAAGAACCAATGGTTCCATTCCCGCTTCCCAGCTGGCCGTTGATCACGCGCTCGATATCCCATCTGTCCGCGCTGTTGCACAGCAAGGTCATGGACGGAACAGCAATCTTGTTCTTGGTCTGTGGGTCTTTCAATCCACGGAGCTTCTTGATTGCCTTGCGCATGGTGTTGTACATGAGCACATCATAGGTGGCGTCAGCGGTCGCATCAGGAGCCTGTTTCTGGGTTGCATGGTAGGTTGCACCAACAATGGTTCCGATGGTCGCGGCGTTACGCTTGTCCGTATACGCATTGACTGCTGCCTTGTTGGCCTTCTCGATGTCACGCAGTTTGTTGAACAACAAGTTCTTCAAGCTGTCCTTCCAGCCGATGGCAAGGATCTTCATTGTCAGGGTATCAGTGGTTCCCAGCTGTTGCTCAATGAGAGGAACACTGTCATTTGACCCACTGATCTCCTGCATCTCACCGACATAGTCGTAGAGCTCACGCAAGGTGATGCTCTCAGGGAAATCGAAGTCAACAATCTCGGTTGCTACCAGATTGGTGAGATCCCCGCTTTCCTGTCTGCGTCGGGTGATGTCGATAAATACCTTCTGCAGGAGCTCTTCAAGGGTTGCTGGGCTCGGTGCCTGGGCGGCGTTGGTTGCCATCTCTTTCTGGGCCTTTGCCTGCAATTCCTTG